TTAGAAACAATCATTCAGGAATGTATTTTAACTACTATTCGTGAAAGTGTACCTACAGAAGCTATTATTCGTGCGTATATGGATGAAAGCATAGAACAGGAAGAAGAGGTGATAATTGAAGATATAGTTGAACCAACTGAAGAAAAACCTGAAATAGAAAAAGCTGAAAATGATGAGAATGATGAGAATAATGAAAATGAAAAAACTGTTATTGAAGAATCAATACCAGAAGTTGTTCCTGTTATTAAAAATATAGACGATACAGAGGTTGTTACAAAATTATCATTTAATGATATGGATTCTGTATTAGATAGTACAAATCATGAAGAACAAGTAGAAGTACCCAAAAATATTGAAAGTCTTGAAAAAATGCGATTTGAACAAGATTCACGTGATTTTGCGCGCAAATTAGAGGAAGAAGAGCAAGAAATCGATGAAGATAATGATCGCATTAGAATTCATACGAATGATATGATAGACCTAACCGGATTTGATGTATTAGATGAACCTACCACACCGAAATTCGATGATAATATTGTATTGGATGGTGTAGAGGAATTGCCACCATTTTAGGAAGTTTGCGTTTAATAATAATATATAAAACACTAATAATTTATATATTATAAATATGGAAAAATTATTAATAATTTCATGTATTATCACATTTTTATATACCATGATTAGAATGGTTATAATGAAGTACTTTGAAAAACAAATGATTCCTTTGAAATTTATAATACGCGATGCAACGTTAGTTTTTTGTTCTAATTTTATTGGATTGTTTACTCTTATAAAAATGAATGGTTCTATGGACGATTTTTTTAATATTGTTACTAGCACTAATGCTATAAATTTAAAGGAGACACAAATATTTACGGATGCTCCTGGGTTTTAAATTAAACAAATAATAATAATAACATATAGTATACACTTATACTATATGTATATGGAGAACATTGAAAATAATGAAATCCAAAAGGTACAAGGGATGATAGATAAAAGCAAGAATAGAGAAACAAAAAAAAATTCAATCCCGAAAATAAAAATTACTCGTAAAAAAAAAAGTATAAAAAACCCTGTATATAAATCACCCACACCATCGTTACCGCTAACACCAAGTATTATTAATCCTGAAACCAAATTAGAAGAAATCCCACGTAAAAATGAAATATATGCTAATGTTTTAGATAGATTATCAATACTTATGAAAAAAAAAGGGGATAACATGAGAAGTGGCGTTTATAATCGTGCACAAGATACAATATTATCTCTTACTGAGGATATTACTAACCCTAGTCAATTAGAAGGTAGACAGTATATTGGTAATACTATAATAAATAAGTTGAATGAATATGATAAAACAGGAACTCTTGTAGTATTTGAAAGGGAAAAAGAGAACCCAGACATATGGTTGACAGATATCCATGGAATTGGTCCAAAAAAAGCACAAGAATTGGTATCAAAGGGTATTCAAACAATTGATCAATTGCGTGATCAAAAAGACAAACTGTTAAATGATACACAGCGAATTGGATTACAATATTACGATGATATAATGCAGCGCATCCCCCGTACAGAAATCCAAGAATATGATAAATTATTTAATAGTACATTTAAATTAACATCTACCCCTGATAAAAATATGGAATACGAAATTGTAGGTAGTTATAGAAGAGGTGCAAAAACATCAGGGGATATTGATGTGATAATAACAGGTAACGATTCAATAATATATGAACATTTTATCAATAAATTAAAGGATGATGGTATAATAATAGAGACTTTATCTAAAGGAAATACAAAAAGTATGGTAATTACAAAATTGCCTGGTTATGATATAGCACGTAGAGTAGATTTTATGTTTACTCCTCTAGATGAGTATCCATATGCTATACTTTATTTTACAGGTAGTAAATCATTTAATACTGCTATGCGAGGGTATGCATTAAAACTTGGCATTTCATTAAATGAACATGGAATGTATGAAAAAATCAAAGGGAATAAAAAGGGAGATAAGATTAGTAGAGATGTAAAAACAGAAGAGGATATTTTTAAATTACTGTTTTTAAAATATAAGTTGCCAGAAGAACGATTAGATAGTCGATCATTAGAAACCACATTACCAATAATACCAGATTCTGGAGAGAAAAAAGGAAAATCATGCTATAAATCTTGTGAATCAGTTCCAATAGGAGAATGTGCAACAGGATGCTCACCAAGTTGGGAAAATGATAAATTAAAACATTCAAGAAATTGGTGCACATGTAATTTAAAACAAACTGATTGTATTGCTAAGATTTGTCCAACACACGGAGAACCTAATACATCTATAAATACCACGCCTAGTTCAGTTAATAATACTAGTGTTAAACCAAAAAAAATTAGGAAAACAAATAAAAAAATAAAATTAGTTAATAGTAAGCCAAAAATTACTATATCAAATGAAGATGTTAGTGATACTGAAATTAAAGCAGATGTTGTACCAATATTAACTGCACCTGATACAATTACGAATAAAAGTACAGAATATATAGATTCGAATAGTAATATAAAAGCAGAACAATATAAGAATCCAACAAAAGATATTATGTCAAGTAATAACACAGATGAGTTAATAGATAATTTTCGAAAAAATGGTATTGCAGTTATTGAAAAAATAACTGAACAAGAAATAAGTAGTATGATAGAAGCAGCAAATATTGCATATTATAATACAAAAAAACAAATCCTGAGTGATACTGAGTATGATATTATTAAAGAATATATGGAACGCAAATATCCTAATAATTCAATACTACAGGAAATTGGAGCAAAAGTAATAAAAAATAAAGTTACATTACCGTATAAAATGGCATCCATGGATAAAATAAAACCGGATACTAATGCATTAATTAAATGGGGATTAAAATATGAGGGTCCTTACGTATTATCGTGTAAATTGGATGGTGTAAGTGGGTTGTATACGACAGAAGGAGACACACCAAAATTATATACACGCGGTAATGGAACAATTGGTCAGGACGTAAGTCATCTTATTTCAGTTCTTAAATTACCCAAAGAGAAGGGAATCGTTGTTCGTGGTGAATTTATTATCCCTAGAACTACTTTCGAAGAAAAATATAAAGATAAATTTGCGAATCCGCGTAACATGGTATCTGGTATAGTTAATAGTAAGACAGTTGATTCTAAAGCAAACGATTTACATTTTGTTACATATGAACTAATAAGACCTATTGTAAAACCTAGTGAACAATTAGTTAAATTACAGGAATTAAATTATGAAGTAGTTTTACATAATAATGTAGATACTATTACAAATGAATCATTATCGGCATTATTAATGGATTGGCGAACAAATCATGAGTATGAGATAGATGGTGTAATTGTTACTGATGATCATATTCATGCTAGAAAGGAAGGAAATCCTGAATTTGCATTTGCATTTAAAATGGTAATATCTGATCAAATAGCAGAAGCAAAAGTAGTAGATGTAATATGGACACCGAGTAAAAGCGGTTATTTGAAACCTCGTGTACGCATTGAACCAATACAATTAGGGGGTGTTACAATTGAATATGCAACTGGTTTTAATGGTAAATTTATAGAGGATAATAAAATAGGCATCGGTGCAATGATTCAAATAATTAGAAGTGGAGATGTAATTCCTTATATAAAATCAGTTACAATACCTGCTGAAAATACAAAAATGCCCGATGTACCATATCACTGGACAGACAAACGAGTTGATATCGTAATAGACAACGTAGCTGAAGATACAACAGTTCAAGAAAAAAATATCACTGAATTTTTTAAAGGAATAGAAGTCGATGGATTAGGACCAGGAAATGTACGTAAAATAATGAAGGCAGGGTATATTAATGTACCTGAAATATTAAAAATGACAAAAGAAGATTTTGGTAAAGTAGACGGTTTTAAAACAACTATGGTAAATAAGATATATAATGGTATTGAAGAAAAGATTAAAAAAGCAAGTTTACTAACTGTTATGGCGGCATCCAATAAATTTGGAAGAGGTATTGGCTTACGTAAAATAAAACCAATTATAGAGAATTATCCTAATATTTTAACAGATACAGCTACAAATGAATCAAAGAAGCAAAGATTAATAACTATTGATGGAATAGGTAAAGAAAATGCAAACTCATTTGTTGATAATATTCATAATTTTTTAACTTTTATGGAAGACGCAAATCTTATGTATAAAATAAATGATATAACTCAAACAGAATTAAGTAACGATATAACAACCAATACTATTCATAGTGCAGAAACTACCAAGTTTGATGAATCCCATCCTTTATATAATAAACATATAGTAATGACAAAAGTGCGTGATAATGAAATTATTAATTATCTTAAATCACATGGTGGTGTTATGGATGATAATATTAGTAAAAAAACATTTATATTAATAGTTGGATCTATAAATGATGTTTCTAATAAAACGAAAAAGGCAAATAGTGAAAATATACCAATAATGACACCAGAAATGTTCAAATGTGCATATATGTAATAACCTTATACACATACATAAATTTACGTATGTGTATTTAATCATGTCTATCCTGATATTTTGTATAGTATTGAGGTAATTGATCAATATTCATAATATTAGTTATATCAGTTATATCATTACAAATATATTTTTTAAATATATTACGATTTAATTGATCTTCAGGGGTTTTATTGTGTACCGTGCGTGCAATCATTTTATATAATTTAAAATTAGGATATCGTTCATCTCCGTTTTTTTTGTATAAAATATTTTTATTATTATCATCTAAGCACCATTCATATACTAAGTTTTGTAAATCATCATATTCTGTTCGGTCAATATCATCATCAATTACAAAATCATATAATGAACAACCTAATCTACATAGATCAAAACTGTAATTGGGTTCAAGTCTTGCTTTATCCATATTTATATATGGTTCACAATTATATTGTGTGAATGCATCACCATTTGGTCCAAAACTATCACTACACAATCTTTGTCCGTTATATTTATAGATAGCACGCCCAAAATCTATCAATTTATATATTCTTCCAAAGGTTGGAACTCGATAGGATATGTTATTATATTTATAATATAAGTATTCAACATCTGTATTAATATACATTATATTATTAGTATGAAGATCATTATGGGTAAACTGAAACGCGTGTTGGTATATTAACAGAATCATATTTATTTGCATTAAAGCGGATAAACCAGAATCTAATTCTAATATATTATTTTCGAATAAATCATCTAATGTACCACTGCATTTTTCTAGTGCAATGGATTGTACGGGGAAGTTATTAATATATGCATATTTACTGCATTCTTCCATAGATGAATATGTATCACATTCACTTTCGTCTTCGTCTTCGGTTTCCCATTCATCATCATCACCTGTATTATTTATTTCATTACTATCAATACTACTATTACTAACGTCACTATCATCTGAATCCGTAGTATTACTAGAAGAAGCAGTAGAATTATGTGAATTTATATTTGATGGTTTTGAATATACAATAGTATTTTCATTATCATTAACATTATTATTTTCACTATTAACAATTATTAAATCATCTAATACATCTATTTCCAAATTAATTGAATCATCATTACTAATAAAAGACAATGGTTTTTTATTTGCACGTGAACCAAAATTATTATATTCATTATCCATGGAGAAAGATAGGTTGAATAATTTATCAATATTATTATTAAAAAAAGATGAAGATAGTAAGTATTCATAATCGTCTGTAATATCCATTTTAAAGTTTTCCTGAATACCTAAGAACGAACCAAAATAATCAATACCATGTACAATATTATTTTCATTTAATAATTGACTTGATAAATATGAAAAAAAACAATCTACATAAGCCATATTGTTATTATCTTTTATCTTATCGCATACATTCTCGTTTTTTAATGTTGGTAAATTAAGAATAGTAGGACGAATTGATTCATATTTACCACCCATATATCTTAATGGATCTAATAGTGGTGAATATTTTATAAAAACCTCTTTGTTTGTTTCCGTATTTGTTGATGACTCAATTACAGTATCCATCGTTTTTATATGATATTTATTATTAAGTGTAATAGAATTGAAATTATTTTCATCTAGAGAAAACCAAATATTATATATAGGGTTATAGCTTTGATATTGCGTAATATTGAATGGTATATATCCAGCATCGATATCACAGCCTTTTGTAATTTTTTCATTTTTTGCTAAATTATTTAAATTTACTGGTTTATCTGCAATATAGTCGATTGTGAATTTAGGAATATTCGTTAATGAAGCCATTGTATAAATCAGTATAAGTGTTAAATAGACATTTTTCATAATAACTAAACTAATTAGCATTAGTACGTTTACCCTAAAAATACATAGTATTGTTATATACTATAACAATGACTCTTGAATTAAAACGTTTTAATATGAAAGATATTACATTTAAACCTAATGAAAATAAAGGACCTGTAATTGTAATGATAGGTAGACGTGATACTGGTAAATCTTTTTTAGTTAGAGATTTATTATTTTATCACCAGGATATTCCTATTGGTACTGTTATATCTGGTACAGAAGCCGGAAATGGCTTTTATGCAGAACATGTTCCGAAATTATTTATTCACGAGGAGTATAATACGGTGTTAATTGAAAATATTTTACGGCGACAAAAAACTGTATTAAAACAGATTAACAAGGAAATCGAAGTTAATCGTCGTACTACAATTGATCCTAGAACATTTGTTATTTTAGATGATTGTTTATATGACCAGGGTTGGACTCGAGACAAAATGATGAGATTATTGTTTATGAATGGTAGACATTGGAAGGTAATGCTTATTATTACTATGCAATATCCATTAGGTATACCTCCTAATTTAAGAACAAATATTGATTATGTATTTATATTAAGAGAACCATATCTTACTAACAGGAAACGTATTTGGGAAAACTATGCGAGTATGTTTCCTACATTAGAATCATTTTCTGCAGTTATGGATCAATGTACAGAAAATTATGAATGCCTTGTTATTAATAATAATGCTAAGTCTAATAAATTAAATGAACAAATTTTTTGGTATAAGGCAGAAAATCACCCAAAATTTAAGCTAGGATCTAAAGAATTTTGGGAGATATCAAAGAATATGGGATCAGATGACGAAGATGAACAATATGATCCAAGTAAATCAAAAAAGAGAAATACACCAAGTATTAATGTAAAAAAATCTAAATGGTAAATTATATTTTTTGAAAAATATATATATATATTGTTCAAAAACAGAATTATTCTTGTATCATCGAATTACTATTAACAGATTCATCCTCAGCCATCATATTTAACATCTCTGTTACCAGATTTATATCATCTCTATAAACTGATTCATTATCACTATTACCTGATTCATAATCAATGTTACCTGGTTCATCATCACTGTCAGCTAGTTCATCATCACTGTCAGCTAGTTCATCATCACTGTCAACTGATTCATAGTCATTTACTAAATTACGTCTAGGCTCAAGCATGGGTAGTTCATCGTTACTGTCATCACTGTCATCACTGTCATCACTGTCATCGCAATCAAATTCACTATCAATAATAAATTGCGATGTTCTTTCATTATTAAAATTATATTGCGATGCTCTTCCTATGTGGGTTGGAATCACCAAATTGGAATCTTCATTTTCGAATGAATTATTTTCAATAATTTCTTTATGACATGATTCATAATCTTTACTATATTTTATTCTATTATAGGGTATATAATGTGTAGAATATTCTATATGTTTTGTACGTTTACTAAAGAATTTATTTACACGAATTATTTTGCGTCCAAACGCGGGATTTTGTTTTTTAAACTGATGTAATAGATAATATAATTCATGAGTAGCTGTACCTTTTTCGGCAATATCTAATGAATAATTCATAGTATAAAATATATGTAAATAAGGTTTCATTGCATTTATCAATATTTGATCAGGGAAATTTTTATTAATATTAATTTTATTGTTAGTTAAAGAAACCCTATCGTTATGAAACATTAACATGCTATGAATATCTAATAGTAATTTATCAGAATCATTAGTATTTATCATAGATAATATATGTACTTTACGTATAAGACTTTCATTATTATCACGAAAATGCTTCAGGTGAAAGTTGTATAAGAAATATTGATGAAATATAGTAGGCATTACAAAACCACCATATTTCATAAAAAAGTAAATATTATATAAGTGGTGTTTATCGAAAGGTAAATTATTATATGGATTCCTTATAGATAATGGTTCTGCGAAAATATCCGGAGAATTCGTCAATGATTTTTCAATAATCTTTGTTAAATCACTCTTCGTAAATAAATATTTAGAATCAAAATGTATAATTGCTATTGTAAAATAATCGCTTTCCTTTATAGGGTTTAACAACAAATCTGTGGTTATTATAGGTTTCTTTCTTCGCCATTTCCAAATATGTACTAATCTACATAATCGTTTATGTAACATTTGGGCATTACCAACAACTTTTATAAAATTATCTATTTGAGATCTAGATAGAAAAGGATTATCAATTATTTTTTTAATATAATTAAATTTTTCTTTTGAATTTGTACTATAATTATAATGAATAAATCCTGATATTAAAATAAGATTCATCGGATTCTTATTATGTTTCATCTCATTTAAATTAATGTTTATATCAATAGTATGGAGAGTATCTTTAAAAAATTCATTTTTTAATTCAGGTGTTACTGTATATAG